TAAAGATGGAATTGAAGCGGAACTAAATTCTATAGCTCAAAATCTTGGATTTTATAGTATTTCTCTTCAAAAATCATTCCCTTCATTAAATGAGTTAGGAATTAGTGAACCTGGAGATGTTGCTGAGAGTATAGACCTTGAGAAGATTCTTAAAATTCTTAACATTGAGATCCCTGCATCACCTATCCCTCTCCCTACCTCAGGATCCTTACCTCAAGTACCAGAATTACCTAAAAAATTAAAATTACTTCCGGTTACTGGTATTATAGTAAACGCTAATACTAATGAACCTTTAAAAGGGGTTCAAGTAATTAGTTCTTTAGGGTCTACAAAAAGAACAAATGCTGAAGGTAAATTTACAATTAAAGTACCTTCTGTAATTAATACTCCTTTAGAACCTACTAAATTTAATTTAAAATTAGTTAAATTCAAATTTGCTCAAGGATTAGCTATACCCTATACATCTACAAAAGATGTAAAACCTGATTTAGGGATTATTCAATTAAATCCGTTAGAATCTAATCTAAAACAAGAGATAATAGACCTTTTAACTTTTAAAGATGCTGAAGTAGAAGAATACGCCACTAAGGATTTAACATTTGAATTTCACATCCAAAAAAATCTTAATATAAGCATTGATGAACTAAAAAAAATAGTTATACCATTAATATTAAATTTAGTAGCTCAATATGGTCTTACTAAAGTTCAAGAATTATTAGCCGAAATCAAAGCTAATGGAAACCAATTAACGGAGGCTATTAAACAACAAATAACATGCCCCTTAAAAGAAGACATATCAAAAATAATAGCATCAAAAAATAAACTAGTTAAACAAATAAATAATACTCTTAATAGTATCCAAACAGCAACTAATGCTATACAACTCTCAGACACCACAGTCCAAAGTATAGACGCAGTATTCCAAATATTAAAAGTTTTACCTACTCCAACTGCTATAGGGGGTGTTGGTATTCCTATTTCTGTAATTAATGCTGTACAAGATGTTAAAACATTTTTAAATAATAATATAGGAAAGATTAAACAGGGGATTGGAGGTTTATCTTCTATTTTAGGTATTCTTGTAAAGATTTTAACTCAAGTTTTAGATTTTTTAAATCTTTTAGATCTGATCACTCAATTTTGTTCCCAAGAAAACAATACACCTCAAGAACAAATATCAGCTGAATTGACAGCATTAACTCAACAACAATCAAATCAATTATCTCCTGTAGTTATAAATGTTAATGGGTTTGAAATGGGAACTGAAACTGAAATTACTGATCAACCTTTAAAACGTAGAAGAGCATTAGCTAGAAATAAACAAGGCATCGTAATGTTAAAAGGAGAATGGTCTTATAGCTCAATTGATCAGATATTGATCGATGAGTTAGTTTTCTATATCCAACAAAACAATTTAAAAGCCGATTAACCTAATATTTATAATCATATGAAAAGCACAGATTTTAAAAAATTAATTAAACAAGCCGTAAAGGAAGCAATTCAAGAAGAATTGAAAGATATTTTATTGGAAGCTGTTAAATCACCTAAACAAGTAGTTAGAGAATCATATACTCCACCTGCTCAAACTTCTCAACCTGCATATGCCCCACCACCAATTGATTTTAGATCAAAATACGCTGAAGTTTTAGGTGAGACTGCTATGAGTTTTACTTCAAATGATGTTCAACCTTTTAGACCTCAAGTAAGTGACCCTGTAAATGGTAATTTAGGAGCTGGAGAAGTAGGAATGGATCAGATTATGGGCCTATTAAATACTAAATAATGCCATTTAATTTTCAACAGATAAACCCCGTAGATTTAAATCCCAATATTGGGGTAGGAGTTAATCTCCCTTTTAACGGCCCATCTGTTTTTACCCCAAATTACCTAACATCCCAGGCCATTAAAAATAATCTTATTAATTTCTTTTTAACTAACCCTGGGGAAATTCCTTTAAATCCAACTTTTGGGGGTGGATTACGAGTTTTTATATTTGAACAAATGTCTGAGGGAACTTTAACTGGGGTTGAAAATAATATTAATCATAGTTTAAAAACATTTTTCCCTGAAGTTATTGTTAATTCTTTAGAAATTTCAAAAGATGACGACACTAACACTATAACAATACAGCTCAAATATTCAGTGGCTAACTCAAATATTAACGAAACATTAACTCTCCAATTATAATAAATGGCTACTTTAAACCGAGATATAAGATATATTAATCGTGATTTTTCTCAATTTAGACAACGATTAATAGAATACTCTAGAACATATTTCCCAAACACATACACAGATTTTTCCCCTGCATCTCCGGGGATGATGTTTATGGAACAGGCAGCATATGTTGGTGATGTTTTAAGTTTTTATTTAGATAATCAATTCCAAGAAACATTTACTCAATATGCCCAACAAACAAACAATGTGTTTGAATTAGCATATATGTTTGGATACAAACCAAAAACAACAGGGGTTGCCCAAACAACAGTAGACCTTTACCAACAAATCCCATCTAAACTTTCAGGATCAGAATATGTACCTGATTTTGATTATGCTATAACTATTGGTGAAAACACAACAGTTAATTCTCAAAATGGGACCTCATTTATTATTCAAGATAAAGTAGATTTTTCTGTTTCTAGTTCACAAGATCCTACTGAAGTTTCTGTATATCAAATAGCAGGTAATAACCCTCAATATTATCTTTTAAAGAAAAGTAGAAAAGCTATTTCTGCTACTATAGTTTCTCAAAACTTCACTTTTACGGATCCACAGCCTTTTAATACAATTGATATTCAAACTAACAATATAATTAAGGTATTAGATATAAAAGATTCTGAAGGAAATTTCTGGTATGAAGTAGACCACCTAGGTCAAGAAATGATTCTTCTTCCAATAAAAAATACTAATATAAATGATCCTAACAAACTATTAGATTCTCCTTATCTTTTAAGACTTAAAAAAGTACAACGACGTTTTGCTACTCGTTTTACTTCTCTTTCAAACCTTCAAATCCAATTTGGAGCAGGATCACCTTATAATACTGATGAAGAAATTACTCCTAATCCTAATAATGTAGGTTTAGGTTTACCTTTTGAACAAGATAAATTAACAGCTGCATATTCTCCTGTTAATTTTCTTTATACTGGAACTTATGGTATTGCTCCTTCAAATACGATATTAACCGTAAGATATTTAACCGGTGGTGGAGTTAGTTCTAATATTCCTGCTAATACTTTAACTATATTAAATACAACAAATTGTACGTTTAATAATTTTAATCTTGACTCTACTACTTCAAATTATGTCTTTAATTCTCTTTCATGTGCTAACCCTGAAGCTGCTTCGGGGGGTAGAGGTGGAGATACTTTAGAAGAAATTAGACAAAACACCTTATCACTTGTTGCATCCCAAAAACGATCAGTTACAGCAGATGACTATTTGATTAGAGCTTTAAGTATGCCTTCTGATTATGGTTCTGTATCTAAAGCATATATTGAACAGCCTAAGTTAACAGATAATCAAGTTTCAACTATTGAAACCTTAAACTTATATATTTTATCTCAAAACGCTACTGGTAGATTAGATTATGCTACTCAAACATTAAAAGATAATTTAAGAACTTATCTATCCCAATACAGAATGATTGGCGATAATATTGAAATTAGAGATGCTTATATTATTAATATTGGAGTTGACTTTGAGATTATAGTACTCCCCGAATATAACAATAATGAAGTTCTTATATCCTGCATAACAGAATTACAGACATACTTTGATATATCTAAATGGCAATTAAATCAACCTATAATGCTAAAAGATTTATACATCATGTTAGATAAAATTAGAGGAGTTCAAACAGTTAAAAATATTACCATTACTAATAAAGCAGGAACTACCTCAGGATATTCTCAATATGCTTATGATATAGTAGGAGCAACTCAAAATCAAGTAATTTACCCATCATTAGATCCTAGTATTTTTGAAGTAAGATATCTTAATCAAGACATTAAAGGTAAAGTAGTTCCTTTGTAACACCATATTTATAATAAAATATATTTAATGGCTGTTTATAAACTATTTCCTACTCAAGATACTACTTTATACTGTTCTGCTCCTGCTGTTAATACTGGGTTAGATGCCATTTTGGAAGTATCTAATAGAATAGGTATTAGTGGTACACCTGAAGTAGCTCGTTATTTGATCCAATTTGATCAAAATGAAATTTTAGATATATATTCAAATAAAATAGGAAGTAGTTCCTTTGATGTATATTTTAAAAATTTTATAGCTGAAGTTCAAGGAATTAATCAAAATACATTCCTAGAATTGCTCCCTGTAGCCCAACAATGGAATAATGGCACAGGTTATTACCTAGACAACCCACCTGAAACTGATGGGGCATCATGGACTTACGCTAACTACAGTGGCTCCGGCCCTTGGAGCCTTTCAGGAAGTTATTTAGGACCTAGTGGAGAAGCCCTTTACACTAGTTCTTTTAGTAATTTATGTGGTGGATCAGGAGGAGGTAACTGGTTTTTTGACACCTCAGGAAGTTACTATGTTATAGTAGGATATGTTGAACCAGGATATATGGCCACAGGATATTCAAGTGGTTCAGTTAATATATCATTTGGATTAAGAAGTCCTAAAGACATTGAAGCTAATGTAAGTAATATAGTTAATGCATGGATAGGGGAAGCTCTTCCAAACTATGGATTTATAGTTAAATTAACTGGTTCTCAAGAATTTAACCCTAGCCAGTATGTACAACCTATATTTAAATATTACAGTGTTGATACAAATACTATTTATCCTCCATGTTTGGAATTTAGATGGAGAGATTACTCTACAGTACTAAATACTCCTCTTTCAGGAAGTATTGTTACTACTTCTAATGTTAAAATGGCCCTTTCTGAAAACCCAGGAACGTTTTTCCCTGAAAGTGTAAATAGATTTAGAGTAAATGTTAGTCCTTTATACCCCCCAAGAGTATACCAAACATCTTCTTTGTTTACTAATTTATATTTCCTCCCTGAAGAGTCATATTATGCAATAAAAGACTTGGATACCAATGAATTTGTTATTAACTTCGATGATCTATATACCCAAATAAGTTCTGATGCAAATGGAAACTATTTTGATGTTTACATGAGTGGATTAGAACCTGAAAGGTATTATAAAATATTAATAAAAACAAACATTAATGGTTCGACTATAGTATTTGATGATTATTACTATTTCAAAGTTATTAACGGATGAGTGAAAATGTAAATTTAAATAAACAAGTGTATGATAAAAATCAATACACTAAAATCATAGATACCTCTTTTAAAGAATTAGGAACTCAAACTATCCAAGAACAATTAAATCAACAACCAACGGTTAATGATTTTTTTGCTCTTTACAATGAACTTTTTTACCAAATCCCAGAATTAGGAACTACTAATTCCCATGAATATTTGATTAAAACCAGTAGTGAATATATAAATTATAATGCAAATCAAGATTTAATAAATGCACTTCAAGCTGAAATTAATCAATTAAGAACAGAATTACTTGCTGCTCAAAGGCAAAATGTAGAATTACAAACAGGAACAACATTAGCTAACCCACAATAATGGCTGCAGAAATAAACCAAATTGACCCCCAGGACTTTATGTCCCAAACATATGAAGGACAAGATGTAAACTTATTAACATCTTTTGATGTAAATACTTTTTTATCTTCTAGTAGTTATATAGAACTTTTTATATATGATAATAATAAAAACATTCTAACTTCTAACCTTAATTTTACTCAATATACTGTTCAAAATAATGGGCAATCTGCTGCAAATGGAAGCAACATTTCAGAAATTATCCTTGACCCCGAAAAGATATTAATCGATAACGGTTTTGATCAGGGAGAATATACTACATATTTTAATTTCTTTAACCAACAAATAGGTTCAGATCTTGAATCTCTTTATATTTCTGAAATCTCTTCAGATAGAACCGAACTTAGATTAGATAGTACAGCTTTAACTAATTTAGATATAGTTGAACAAACTCTTAAATTTATTCAAGAAAGAGAAAATAGTCCTTATTTTTTAGACTTTTATATAAATTTTGGAGAAAATCAATTGCTTATTGCTAATAATATACAATTAGACAATACTGACGAAAATAACCCAACTGTATTAGTTAAACTCTATGAACCTTTACCTGAAGAATTTGGTTTAAACTCAACATTATGGGCTGTAACAGTTGTAGAAGAACCTAGAGCATATCAGGTTACATTTGAAGATATTCCCATAATAATTTCAGATACTGCTCCTTTAAAAGGTCCTAATTTTAATTTAGATTTAAAAGATCGAGTTAATAATTCAACATTATCTCTTTCATATACAGATTTAATTTCTTCTCCTTTAACTAGTTCCCAACAACAGTTAAACAGTTTTCTTGAAGAAAAAGAAATTGACATAAATATAGACTACACCAATTTTTCAGATTTTATCCATTTTAGCTCAGCTAAAACAAGAATTGAAAATTTTTATTATAAAGTTCAATTAATAGAACAATATTCTTCTTCAATTTCAATTTTAGGTAACACTACAAATAATGATCCTAGTTCTAGTATAGCAATATATCAAAGTAAAATAGATAATATCATTACTAATTTTGATGGTTATGATTATTATTTATATTATTCAAGTGGATCATGGGCTTATCCTAAATCCAACCCAGAACCTCCTTATTCATTATACCCAACTAATTCACCAACTGTTTTATCTTGGTTAGGTAGTGATAACCCTGATAATCTATATTATGGGGGGGTTATACTCTCAGCGTCAGTGTATGATCAAAACAATAAAGATAATTTATATTTTGTTATACCTGAATACATAAAAGAAGATTCAGATAATGATCCATACCTACTTTTTATAGACATGGTAGGTCAACATTATGATAATATTTGGATTTATTATAAAGATGTTACCCAAAAATACAATGCAGATAACCGTTTAGAATATGGTATCTCAAAAGATGTAGTAGCAGATGCTATTCGTGATTTTGGAGTTAAATTATATCAAAATAATTTTTCTACCCAAGATTTATACACAGCATTTTTAGGTTTAACACCTGATGGTGCTTTATTCCCATTTCCCAACATAACAGGTTCACTCCCAACACCTAGTGGATTTGAATATGTTGATACTTTAATATCTGCATCTAACGATTATATGCCGTTAGATGATGTGAATAAATCGTTATATAAACGCATTTATCATAATTTACCATACCTACTTAAATCAAAAGGTACTTTACCTGGTTTACGCGCCCTTATTACTTCATATGGTATTCCTGATACTATATTAAGAATAAATGAATATGGTGGGAAAGATAAAGTCCAAAATAATGATTGGGATTGGTGGCAAAATGAATTTAATTATGCCTTCTGCACTACAGATAATAATTTTATTTCTTCTTCTTGGAGCCTTAATACAGACTGGAACTCCCCAGATGATGTTCCTTCCACGTTAATGTTTAGGTTTAAAACTGATGGTTTACCTCAAACAAATATACCATATTCTCAAAGTTTATGGTATGCAACTGATGGGCTTTCTGATTCTGGAAGTTCTCTAACCTTAACTTATACTGGATCCGCTTATTTTAGTGGTTCTTATTCAGGATCAATAATAGACCCTTATTACCAATTTGCTCATCTAACATTTTATCCTGATACAGGTAATTCTCTTGTTAGTGCAAGTGTTTACCTACCATTTTTTGATGGTGGTTGGTGGTCAGTAATGGTAAATAGAAGTGGTAGTAATTTTACTTTATATACTGGGAATAAAATTTATGAAGGGGGAGATAATGGAACTCAAATAGGTTTCTTTGCTTCTTCTTCCATATCTTCCCCTTCTACAAATTGGATTGGTGCCCTTACTAGTTATTTCCCCGTTAGTTTTTCTATAAGCAGTTCGGGGGGTACATATGATGTTGGTTTTTATGATGTAGCTGTATATGATAATATAAGTGGAGTCTCTTCTATCTATACCCCCTTCTCAGGATGTTATCAAGAAATTAGATATTATTCTAAAGAAATAGGTGAAACTACTTTTAAGAATTATCTAATGAATCCTTATTCAATTGAAGGTAATTCATTTTTATCATCACCTGATGAATTAGCCTTTAGGGCAGCAGCAGCAGGAGAATTATACCAAGGAAACATTTCAATCCACCCTAAAGTTACAGGTTCATGGATTACAACCCAGTCATTTGCTTCTGATAGTACTTTCTTTTATGACTCAACCCCAGAATATTTCCCTAATACAGAATATTTTTTCTTAAATCAACCTATAATAGGAATAAAAAACATAGTTTCGGATAAAATTAGATTAGAAAATGATTCTTTACCCTCAGGTAATACTTTATCACCTTTTAGGCCATTAGCTCAAACTACAGAAGCCAGTGCAAGTTATACTCCAAATATTAATTACCTTGAAGTATCTTTTTCACCCCAAAATGAAATAAATGAAGATATAGTAGCTCAACTAGGGTATTTTAATATAGGAGAATATATAGGTGATCCTGCTTTTAGATTTTCACCTTTACAATCATATCCTGAATTAAATAGTATACGAGATTATTATTTTGAAAAGTATATTAAAAACTATGATCTAGTTGATTTTATACGTTTAATGAAATTCTTTGATAATTCATTATTTAAAATGATAAAAGATTTTGTACCTGCACGTACAAGTCTTGCTTCTGGAGTTGTTATTAAACAACATTTACTTGAAAGAAATAG